GGGAGCCGGTCGAGCGCTTCATGCGGAAAGTCCTGGTCCTGCCGTCGGGTTGCTGGGAGTGGCAGGGAAAGCGACAGAAGGGGTACGGAATGTTCTGGCTCCAGGGTCGTTGGACCGGGGCCCATCGTTGGTCGCTGGAGAACCTGGGGCGCGTCCCCGTCGCCCGGTTGTTTGCGTGCCACAGTTGCGACAACCCCCCGTGCGTCAATCCCGACCACCTCTTCGCCGGGGCGCAGTCCGCCAACATGGCAGATATGAAGAGGAAGGGCAGGCGTAAGGGTGTCTTCGCCGTGGGTGGGGAAACACACGGTATGCACAAGTTGACGGCCTCAGAAGTGGTCCTGATACGCGAACGTCGCACCGCGGGCGAAACAATCTATCGCATCGCGGCGGACTACCCCGTTAGTCCACAACAGATCAGTCGCATATCCCGAGGAGAGAGGTGGGTTGCATGACACCCCAGGCATCGGCCAGAAGGAGGGGCTCGTCGTTTGAGTCTGCTCTTGTGGCGTATATCCGTGAGCGTTTCAGTCTTAGGGCGGAGCGTTTACACCTCTCGGGCGCCATGGACCAGGGTGACATCGCCGTCGATGACGTGGGTCTCACGTACCTGATCGAGGCAAAGGCCGAGAAGTCGATCAACCTGAGCGGGTATATCACCGAGGCCGAGGTAGAGCGCAAGAACTACTGCCGCGCCCGGGGCGTCGGTCTGTCGGGCGTGATGGCGCTGGCCGTGGTCAAGAGACGCGGCAAGGGAATCGGCCAGGCGTACGTCGTCACCACGCTCGATGAGTTTTTCAGAAGGGACTGAGATGGCGCTTGCCGTAGCCACACGAGGCCGCCGGGTGGCGGGCTGCACGCCCGGAATCCTACAAGCCGTCTGGGATGCCTACTACTCCGATTACGACGGGTGGGAAGGTATCCCGGCAGGTGAGGGTTGGGCCCGCCTGACCCGCGCCGAGGCTGCGGCAAGGGCCCTCGGCTCGGGTTACGGGAACCTCCGCCACAGGGTAAGGCAGTGGGTGGAGAACCCCGATGTCTTCTCCCCGCACATCGATAGGATCGCGGTGGAGCGCGCCAAGATGCTCGATGGTGACGTGATTGCGAACCTGACGGGCGCCGAGTGGAACGTCCTGGTGGACGAACTGGCACACCTACCCGCCGAGCGCGTCCCCTGGAATGACGCCATGGTGGGGGAGAACTGGACCCACCTTCCGGCCGAGGCACGCGACAATCACGAGTGGTGGGCGCTACCCCTGGCGATTCGCAGTTCGCTGAGGAAGGCCGTGTCGGGTCGTCGGGCCCTGCTGGGTGCGACATGAAGGCCACGGGGATCGGATTCCCGCCCCCCGAGACGCTGCAATCGACCTGGGTTGCCGGTGCCGCCGTATGGTCCGCCGCAATGAGGGCAGCATGGCTTGGCGGCATCGCGGCGCTGCGTAGGGACGTGGAGCAGCAGGTTCGAGGGATGCTGTTCGGTGACTGACGACAAGCACCCCATCTCCGCCGTCCTTGAATCCCTGGGGGTTCAGTGGCAGCACCGTCACGGCTGGCAACTGATCCTATGCCCGGTACACGACGAGTCCCACCCGTCCTGCTCGGTGAACATCGAGGAGAACTGCTTCAACTGTCATGCCTGTGGTAACAAGGGCGACACCTATGACCTGATTCGATTGCTTGCCGAGAGATCCGGAGAGACCATTGACTTCAAGACCGCTAGGATACGAGCAGCGGCTCTCTCTGGAATCAGCGACAGCGACCTTTCAGGCGGGACTGGTCGATTCACCGCAAGCGGTCGGGTACCTCGGGGGACGGGGTATCAGCCGCGATACCGCAGCAAGGTTCCGCCTCGGCTTCGTCCGCGAGGCACTTGACGGGTTCGAGCGGTTCGTTGACTGGATCTCCATCCCCTATATCTGCGGGGCGGGGCATGTGGTCGGGATCAAGTTCCGCTCCCTGTACGATGAGGGCCAGCGGTATGATGCCCCGGGGAATCAGCGCACCCGCCTGTTCAACCCCGCGGCCTTGCTCGCAACGGGTGATACACTCTGCGTAACGGAAGGCGAGTTCGACACGATGATCCTCAGTCAGATCGGACTGCTATCGGTCGGCGTTCCGGGCACGAACACTTGGAAGGCGCACCACTGGCGCCTTCTGGAGGGCTTCCGCCGTGTTGTCCTGTTCCGCGACAACGATGAGGCCGGGACCATCCTGGAGAACGAACTCAAGAACGCCAACCTTCCGGTTGTCGTGGTACACCCCCGCGGGGGTAAGGACGTGACCGTCTCTTACATGGCCGGTCACGGTGATGAACTCATCGGTCTTGCACTGGGCATCGCGCCCGCAGCCACGACGGCTAACTGAGAGGCAAGTGACAATGAAGACCATCGCCATCCACCCGGACGCGCAGGTCCCGTATCACTTCAAGCCCGCTGCACGAGCCTTCAACAACTTCCTTCGCGCCGTCCAGCCCGACATGCTGGCGTCCGTCGGGGACGAGGTTGACTTCCCACAGATCAGCCGATGGACCCGGGGGTTGCTCGGGGAGTACCAGGGCGACCTCCAGAAGCACGTCAACGAGGGTGTGGCGTACCTTCGCGCTTTGCGCGAGGCGTTCGGTGATGGCGAGTTCCACGTCACCCGCTCCAACCACATGGACCGCCCGCTCAAGTACCTACGGAACCACGCCCCGGGCATGGCCGAGTTGGACGCACTCCAGGTGGAAAATCTTCTGCACTTCAAGGAGTTGGGCATCACCTATCACACCCAGCCGTACGAACTGGCGCCGGGATGGATGCTGGTACACGGCGATGAGGGCGGACAGTCCCGCGAGGGTGGCCGGACGGCGCTGAACCTGGCGAAGAAGTTCGGGAAGAGCGTCGTCTGTGGTCACACCCACCGCGCCGGTCTCATTCCTGACGTCCGCAGCGTGAACGGGAGACCCACACAGGTCGTGTGGGGCATGGAGGTAGGGAACTTCATGGACCAGCGCAAGGCTGGGTACCTTGGTGGTGGCTCTGCCAACTGGCAGATGGCGTGCGGCCTGCTCTACGTGGACGGGTCGAAAGTGACCCCCCACCTGATCCCGCTCCGCGTGGACGGGTCCTTCGTGGTCAATGGCAAGGAGTATCGGGGATGAGTACCGGCCAGGAGAAGTACGTCAGCATGATCCTTGCTGCCGCTCGGCGCGCTGCCGGACAGGTAGCCCCGCGCTTCCCTGGCCTGCTCTCCTACGAGGACGCGACACAGGACTCGACCGAGTGGTTGCTGCGGCACCCCGAGAGAGTGCGCCACCACACGCTGCCCGACGGCACGTTCGGTGGGATGCTCTCGGTGGAGTGCGCGGGCCAGGTTGCCCGCTCGACGTACCGCTCCGGCGCTCGCAGCAGGCTCGCCCCGATCACGGAGGACACCTACAGGTACGGCAAGGCCGTGGTGGAGATGGCACTGCCCGGCGTATGGGAGCCCGAGCATCAACCACTAGGGCGGCTGCCGATGGAGCACAACTCCACCCGCTCTGACCCTGCCGTGGGTGGAGACTGGCGCGCCATCATCGCGGACGTTCAGCGTGCGGTGACGGCGGTGACCAGCGCCACGGAGAGGAAGGTGCTGCTCCTGCACTCGGTCCTGGGTCAGGGCTGGGAGGACATCGGGTGGGCCCTGGGTGTCTCCGGGTCCACGGCCCGGCGCCGGTACTCCGGCGCGATCAGTGCGATCCTCGACTTCCTCAACGGCACGGATGAGGAGGCTCGCCGCGAGGGCGAGCCGACCCGCCACGTACTGACCAACGCCGCCGCTCGTGCCATGACAGAGCATGAGTGGGACGGGTGAAGACGCATGGTTGAGGCCGTGGCCGCCTTGCCGGTCAGGATCGCGTCGAAGATCGGCTTCGACGCCGCGGGTTGCTGGATGTGGACTGCGTACCGCAAGCCGAACGGGTACGGCCAGGTCCACTTCGACGGTAAGTTGCGGCACGCCCACAGGGTTGTTTACGAGTTTCTCGTTGGCCCTATCCCGGATGGTCTGGAACTCGACCATCTTTGCAGAAACCGCCCCTGCGTCAACCCTGCTCATTTGGAGCCGGTCGCGCATAGTGAGAACGATCGGCGCGGGCTGAGCGGTTACGCGCTGCGGACACTCTGCCGGAGTGGCCGCCACGACATTACCGACCCGGCGAACGTCTACACGAACCCAGGCACGGCGCGGCACACGTGCCGCCCGTGCATGAACGAGACGCAGACGCACCGGAACGCCGTGCGCCGAGCCCGCACCCTCCCCGCCCGCGAGGCGGTAGTGCGATGAAGAGCGTCAAGTACCCCCTCATCCCGAGTCGGGCACTCGGCACCGGACCGAGTAATTATGATCCCGCTGGCATATACCTCAACACATTCTGGAATGACTTCTGGTTCCATATCATCCTCCCCGTCCGTGCCGAACTTACCCCTACGGTCGTGCGATGAATAGCGTACTGCGCGGCATTCGTGCGGGGGGGTATGTGCAGACGAGTGTCGTACCGGCGCACCTATGGTACACCTTCCTGAACGAGCACATCGACTCCAGCGACAACATCGCCGCCGACATCTTCACCGCAATCGTCTGGCCCGAGCACGATGATGATGTCCTCGTCGGCCGAGGGGCCCCTGCGTAACCTCCACAGAGACACCGAACCCCCTATCTAGGTCCTAGTGGGCCAGGATGGGGGGTTCGTTCGTTAGGAGGGCTCCTGGGGGGTATCCAGGGGCATTGTAGGCCCCGTCAGGGGGCCACTCCGATGTGTGGGTGGTCACGACAGGTGTACTCGCCCGGCTCGCAGTAGTTCGGGCACTGCTGGCCCCGGTACGATCCTGCCACCAGGGCCTCGCACCGACGAGGGGGCGGGGTACCACAGATGGCGTAGTACGTCTCCTCATCAACGTCCACGTCGTAGGGCAACCCGCCCCATGGATGTACAGTGAGCCACCAGTTCGGGCCGTCTACGTGCGTGTCAATGTCCATAGTTCCTCCTTTATTTGTCGAACGAGGCCAAGGTGCAGGGTCTCTACAACAACGTACGGCATTAGGAACCTCCCGTTGGAATACACCGTGGAGATCACCAACTCCGATCTCGTAATGCTCCTCATTCCGGCATCCAGCCGCTGATGATGATGTTGAAGGTGGACTGGGCCACCGAATACCACAGGCGGTTGGCGGTATTGCCAGGGGAATATCTGACGAGATCGAAGTACGGTGAGCAGTAGTCAGGAGCGGGGGGTGACGCATTGATCCAGCCATCCTCGAACTCCCTCATTGTGATCCGCCTCACCTCACTCGCCCACCTTCTCGATCTGACCGACGGCGGACGCGACACGGATGATCGTGCGCGGGAAGTCTGCACCCAGTTGCCACTTCGCAGCGGCGCCCTGTGTGGCGCTCAGACCGTAGGCCCACGACAGTGGGCCGTCCTGGACGACGGTGAGGAACCACTCGCGCTCCAGTAGCGTCTCGTATGCCCTGGACAGGATGGCGCGAGCGAGCGAGCGGCCGTCCTCGTACTCGGAGGACTCCAGCAGTTCCTCGATCGCGGCGATCTCGTTGCCGCGCGGGGTTACGTGCGGGGCGGTCATCAGCGGGCCGCCTCCTCTCTGAGTAGGGCCGGTAGGTTGGGCAGGGCCGGATGAACGTGGTCGTAGGCAACGCGGTTGAAAGCGGTTATATATGGGGCGCTCTCGACTGCGGCGTCGTGCAGCCAGGAGCACCAGCGGCGGATGTCCAGGCTGAATAGGACGTTGTTCACGATTGCGCCATCCTCCCGACCGATGTCGCCAGGGAGCGCTGGCGTTCGCATGTTCGACACGCTCTACCCCCGGTCGGTCTCTGGTACGTGTTTATCTCGTCAAACTCGTGCCCGTGGACACAGTGCGTCTTGGTGCCGTTGATCTTACCAAGCATCGCCGGACCGTTCCCGCGGAGGACGTTCTGTCTGCGCGTAACCGGCTCACAGTGGGCCGGGTTGCAGCAGGCTCGGTTACGGCACAGGTGGTCGAGGTCCAGTCCGGCAGGGATTGGGCCCACGAGAAACTCGTAGGCCCAGCGGTGCGACGATGCATACCTCTGGTCCGCCCTCGACGTGCCGATGTAGAAACGGCCGTACCCATTCCAGGTACGGCGCCCGATCCATTCCCAACAGCCGTTCTCCAGCAAGACGAACTTGCTGGAGAACCGCCGAGGGAGGGAATCAGTCTTGAACCATGCGGATTTCATCCGCTTGTTCCCTCTGTCTTGAGATCGTGTAGGTGCCCGCCCCGATGCCCGCGTACCCGTGCTCCGGGTGCGCCTGGTAGACGGTGGCGCCGACCGGGACGGTCAGCGTACCGAGGACCAGCGAGCCCTCGGTAATGGTGGCGGCGTCGAAGAAACCGCCCGGGAGGAGCAGGTGCGTGTTGCCGCCCACCTCGCCCTTGACGACCGCGACACCCATCGCCGGGATCGGCGTGGTTGCCGGGGCCTGGTCGGGAGCCGGGAGGATCAGGGTGTCGCCCTGGGCCTGGGGCCCGGTCAGGACCGGGATGGTCGCCTCGCGGCTCAGGTGGTCGTCCACCTGGACACCGAAGCGGGTGATGGCCTCACCGACGGTGAGAGTGTTGCTCTGCATGTTCGTGCCTTCCTGTTGGGTACTGCTGGGAACCGCTAGGCGCGGCGCTGGAGCGTCGCGTAGACATCAGGACTCACACCATACCCCCATGCGGCCGCCTCAAGAGGCGTCTCGCACTCGACGGGGACCGTGAGCCCGAACTTGCGACGTGTTCCGCCGCGCTCGGTCGTGCCGTTCGTGCAGATCAGGACCCGCACCGGCTCATCGTAGATGGCCGCTGGCACGTCGTAGAGAGTGATGGTGCACCCCGGGTTGCCCGGGTCGTCCATCACCATGGAGACCAGTTTCAACTCGGCCTCGACCACGAACTGATCCCAGCCCAGCCGCTCGATGGCGCTGCGGCGAACCTCAGCGTTTGGCTCCTGGAGGATGCGGGTGGTGTCCCACTCGCCCCGGATCATCTCGGCGGGCACGCGCGTTCCGTGCCACGAGTATAGGGCAAAGCCATCCGCGTACTCGATGGCGGGGCCGTCTGCGTTGTGGAGCCGCTGTTGCGGGTCCAGGTGGAGCGCCGTGGGGCGCTCGGTGAGGATGATGGCCTGGTCGAACGGCCACCACCACCCCGCGCTCTTCGCCACGCGGATCAGGCCGGACAACTTCTCCGTGCCCTCGACGGGGACGACCACCCGAAAGTAGTCGTTGAAAGAGAGCCACCCGGCGTCGTGCTGCCCGTAGGCTGCCGAGCGAACCTGCTCACGGATGGCCGACTTGGCGCCAGTTCGCGCGCTCGTGGTCATTCCGGCCCAGACCTCCGTGAACGTCGGGTAGTCCTTGCCCTTGCCGATGACCGCCATGATACGCTCCCAGACCTCCGGGTAGCGCTCGTCGCAGTCCTCGGGAGCCGTTGGCACCGAGTTGCCGATGGCAACGGTACCCGCGGCGGCTTCCTCGGCCAGCGACGAGGCCAGCATCCATGCTCCGATAGCCCCCTCCATGGGGGAGTCGAGCCAGATGACGGCTTCGGGTTGGTCGAGCCCGGCGATGGTGTACGCCTCGCGGGCGCCAGCCTCCGCCTCGACCCGATCGGCTCGATCGGTACTCAGACCGATCTTGAGCCACATGTCGCGGTGTGGTTCCAGCGCCGCCTCTTGCTCCCGCGTCAGTTCGGTGATCTTCTCTGCCACAGCCCTTCTCCCTCCTAGTTGAATGATTCGATACGAGCGTAGCACACCCCAGATCGTCACGTCAAGCGTGGAGGCGATAGGATCTCCTGTCCCGCTCGCACTTACATGGGCGGCATGTGCGCCTGCCCGCGCCCGGGAACAGGTAGATATTCGCTGGGTCGGTGATGTCATGCCTGCCGCTCCTACAGAGTCCCCGTAGCGCGAACCCGTTCAGCCCGCGACGTATGTTCTCGCCGTGGGTCACCGGCTCAAGGTGGTCAGGATTCACACAGGCATGGTTACGGCAGAGGTGGTCGAGTTCCAACCCTTCGGGGATGGGGCCAACGAGGAGTTCGTAGACGACCCGATGGGCACGCCGCGTCCTCCCGTCGAGCCTCACCAGGCCGTACCCGCCGTTGTTCAGCGCCGCCGTCCATACCCAGCACCCGTCCTCCATGACGGCGATCTTCGACGCGATCCTGACCGGCAGAGCGCCGAGGTCGGCGCGCATCCCTACACCTCATCCAGTACGGTGTCAACGGCCATGCGCTGCGGTGGGAAGTTGAACTCGGCATCGACCTGCATCAAGGCGCGATCAGAGATCACGTACTCACCGCGCGCCGTGTCGGGACCGGGTGGTCGGGCATTCTCGGCGGAGGGGGGGGTCATCCAGACCTGGATCATCGCTCGCACATCTCCACCACGAGTGCCCCAACGATTGCCAGGGTGCTCGTGCGGCGCCAGCCTACCCCGGACACCAAGTACCAACCTTGGGGGTATGCGACCTCACGAACAAGACCCCTGACGTCCCTCATCGCCCCACCTCGGTGCCGTAGGGATACGGCGGCACGGACATGCCGCCGCGATTCGGGGTCAGCCAGAGCGCCAGGAGTAGCGCGAGCAACGCCAGGAGGACCGCGCGCACGGCGCGGCCACGACGGGTGAGCGTCATCGCGGATGGAGTTCTGAGAGCCAGGACACCGCGGGGGCGTCGGGGTTGAAGTCCTGCCAGAGCCGTAGGGTGGCCTTGCACGAGCCGCACAGGTACTCGCGCAACTCGCGGACCCACCAGAGGTGCTCCCAGGGGCCCGGGTGGGCGCCACATGCGGCGCAGGCTGGCGGGTAGGCCATGTCGTCATCCCCTTCGGTCGTCAGGTTTCTATCGAGTGCCCGGGCGCCGATCTGTGAGCGCGCGCCCGGGCTGTAGTGCGTTGCTCAGTCGGTCACCTCCCCGTCCCTGATGTGCGCGAGGGCGGTCCGCGCGGTGCGGTACTGCTGGAACTCGCCCACGGTCTCGACGGACACGCGACGACCGAGCCGCGCGGCTGGGTCCGAGTACAGGTGGAACTCGCGCACCGTGTACCAGCGCGGGTCATCCTCGAACCGCTCGGATGAAACGAAGCGGTAGACCTTCTCGGCCACGGTGTCAGTGTAGCGGGTCCAGGTGGACTCACAGACGCGCGAGTTGAAGAATCTCATGCTCTTGGCGTCGAACCAGTGGCACCCATAGTTCTGGGCCAGGCTCTTGGCGTAGTCGGTGTTCATGGTGCTCCCCTTCTCCCGGGGCTCGTCGCCCCATCTCGGTGTTACTCTGTAAGTGTCCCACGTCTGGCGGGACCTGTCAAGCCTAGTGCGTGTCGCGCTTCCGGCGCGTGCACATGACGCGGACGAACAAGCGCAGGTGCCAGATCAGCACGGGGGGCTGGCGAACTCCTCCAATCCCTCGCACCGCTCCTCGCCCGTCTCGGCGTGGAACCACGGGTCATCGGTGCGCGGCTGGACAATCTCGCCGCCGCAATGGGTGCAGTTCATCGTCCTATCCCTTCTCTCGGTTAGGTAATCCTTACGTGCCCGTGTGTCGATCTGTGAGCGCACACACGGGCCACCGTGCCCTACTCGTCATAGGCGCCACCGTCCACGACGGTGCCACCGTGGCGCAGGGCCTCACCCTGCGCGGTGTCGCGGTCGAGATACCATAGGAGGGCCCCGCAATCGGGGTGCTTTGCCATCGCCCCATCTCGGTGCCGTATCATGTAGTGCACGGGCCAGGTGTCCACGGCGCCCGTCATCCGGGCACCGGACGAGTCGATGTAGGTACATCGTTGCTCGGTCATGACGCGACCCGGTAGTGGTCAACCGTGCGTGTGTCGAGTACGGCATCGCCCGTGGCGAGGTCTGCACCCTTGCGCGAGCGCCATACCCGGCGCCCCATCTCGGCGCCCTCTTGAACGTAGGCGCGGTTCGTCTCCTCCTCGCGCGTGTCCCGTTCGTCGTCGTTGCTCATCGTCTCATCCTTCCATTATGTCCGGTGTCTGCCAGACTCCACCCGGCACGGTCACCCGTGCCGGATAGGGCTTGTCAGGGCCTAGCCTTCATCCAGCGCCGGGTGCTGCGGGTGCCTGGGCCGCTTGTCGTCGCCCCATCTCGGCGGTTCGTAGGTATGGATCGACCCCTCACCGGCCGCGCAGAACAGACAATCGGCCGGGTGCTCATCGGTATGGCGCACCGGTGGCAGGGGGTCGGGTCCGATCAGTTCGCCCTCACCGATCACCAGCGCGACGGCCTCTTGGCGGTACACGCGAGCGATCTCGCCTAGTTCCGCGCGTAGCCAATCCGCGTCGCGCTCCTGGCCCCATGCCGCGCCGTAGCGGGCGACCTTGGCGCTGTCCTCGGTCACGCCGTCCCACTCCCCCACGCCGTAGTGGGACTCAAGCCGCCCGGTGCCCGTCGTGGCGTATGCCAGAACGGTGCGCACACGGCGCTGTAGCGCTTCCCAATGTTCGGCCGTCATGGGTTCGCCCGCTATGTTGCGGCCGACCGTGACAGTGATTGTGAGTGTCATCTTAGTACCCTTCCGGTGTCAATTGCCCATGTGTGGACGGTTGTCCACAACCAGATCGGAATCCCCACCACGCCCGGAATGTCCAGGGATGCGGGGAAGTTGTCGCACCTTACGCGCCAGTTCGAGACGGCCGAGATAGTGACACCTAGGCGTCGTGCGATGCCAAGCGTGTTCACTAGGTCAGGTGTCATGATGCCATTCCTTCCGTTGTGTGTCGTTGACCTTCCACCACGGCCCACGGTCGCCCGCGAGTCATGGTCGCGTGTCAGCGCTCGAACGTGCTCCACCCGTGCTCGGCGTGCCCCGTAGTGAACAAGTCGCCCGCGATACGGTCGGCAAGCGCCTGGGTTGCGGTGGCGTAAGGCGATGCCACTAGCACCGCGTAGACGGCCCCCAGGAGCGTCGTGGCGGTCTCGGTCAGGTCGTAGCGGTAGTTGCCGTGCCGGATGTGCTCGGTGACGGCGAACCGGTACGGCGTGGGGGTGTCGTCGGCCGTGCGGGCCGCGCGGATCTCCGCCTCACGCTCGGCAAGTTCCCGGCACTCCGAGCAGTTGCACCGGGCGTATCCGGCCGGGTAGTCGAGTGCGTTGAACGTGTCGGCCGTGATCGGTCCGGCCGCGTGGGTCGCCAGTAGTTGCCGACGGCCGATCTCTCGCCACGCTGCGGCGCCGCGTTCCGTGCCGCGCCACTGGTCCGCGTACCGACCTAGCGCGTCATCGTTCAAGTCCGCGAGGGTGTCGCGGTTCGCGGGTAGCGGGCAGGCCTGGCGCACGTCATCCGTCAGGCCAAGTGTTCCGATCACGGGTGCTGGTGCAGCGTCATCCTGATTCCGCGCCGCCGCGAGCGCCTCGGCGTCGGCCACGGCACGCGCGTCATACGCGGCGACGTCGAACGCGACACTGGGGCGTCGTGCGATCTCTGCTAGTGCAGCATCGCCGCGCGTGGTCCCGGCCCATTGTGAAGCGTAGCGACCTAGCGCCGCATCGTTCAAGCACGCGGGATTGATACGTGCAAGTCTCCGCGCTTCAATGGCGCGGAGCGCTGCGCGCGTCGTGGTGGGGATAGGTGCGATGCTGGCGCGGTCGGCCGCGTCGCTCCGGTCTTGCGCGGAACGCCCCGCGTTCGCCTGCGAGTGGATGAGCGATGCTAGGCGCTCCTCGCGTGTCCAGCGTCGGTCGCCGTCGGGCTCGCGCGTCACGGTGTAGGTGGGGGTACTTAGATCGATGTCTGTCATGTCGCGTCCCTCGCTTGTCATGCCCGGATCGATTCTGTGTCTTCGGCATGTGGAGCGCTCCATTCCGTATGCGTTCGGGATACGGGGAGGAGGGGGATCACTTCGGCTAGACCTGATCGTCTAGGTTCCGTCGCCATGCCGTGCCACTGTGCTCGAATAGGTCAAGACTGGCAGGGTTGCGGCATATCCGCAACCTGGGACAGTGTGATCTTAGTCACACAGGGCAGCCTCAGTTAGGGTGCCCTTACGTGGGCAGGGTGGACGTGCTGCGCGTGCACGCTGCTAGGTTGACATAACGTAGCATGTGGCAGCGTGCTAGGTTGACATAACTAGGTAGGACTGTCGGCGTAACTCAGAGAGCAGTGCTCTCTGTTCTGCCCACATGCACACACATAGAGCATGGATAGCAGCACATAGCACAAGGTTAGCCTATCCTAACCTTGTGCTGCCTTGACTATGTTCGGAGTCATGCCTTGAGCGTGTCAGCAGGGTGCTAGGAGGGAGGGAGCACGCCGTCAGAGCGTGCGACTCGACCCCGGGGTGCTTGATTTTGCCCCTCCTGTACTTGAGGGTACTGTCCCACGATACGGGATACGGTGATACGCCCACCCCCTCTGACCTGCAGGTATGGTCCTACCCTAAAACCTTCACAGAACCTACACATGATAACTGGTACAGCCGTCAGATATTTCATGGATACTAAGGGTGGGGGGTAGTGAGCGAACGCAGTGAGCGAACGGGGGGAGAGCGTAGGGCCCTCTAGGGAGGGCCCCTACGCGACCAGGGGGGTAGCAAGTGCCCCTCTCAAGGGGCGCTTGCGTAGGGGGGGTTGACACCCACCTGCTCACCGGGTACGCTCCCGGGTGACCTGTCCTGAGAATTGAGACATTGAGACACCTGGAGAACCCGTGATGGACTCACCGGCTGACGCCCTCGCCAATGGATTCGCCGCGCTTCGCGCGGACTACCAGCGCTGCACCGACGAGGTCGGGGCCACGACGACCCACCTGAGCCAACTCCTCATCCGCCAGGGCGACCTGAACGCGCAGTTGGATGAGTGGGCTGCGGCCCTGGTCCTCCTCGGCGGCAGCCCCGCGTGACACCCTCCGGCCGAGGTGTGCTAGGATGCGTCGCATGACACCGGTGAAGCATAACCGCACCCCGCGCTCGGAGCACATCTTCGCGCATCGGGTCCTCGATCTGGTCGGGGCGGTCTTCGTGTTCGCGTGGTGCGCGGTCTTCACGATCGTCCTCATCGGCTGGGCACTCACCGCGGCGAGGTAGCACGGATCTTCCCCGGTGGACCTGCCACACATCTGTTGGCGGCGGGCACCGGGGTCGTCGGGGAGATGGGCAAGTGACGCCCGCGGCGGCCTAGAGACGCACCCGACCATCCTGGGCATGATGTCAAACTGCCCACCTCATACTGATGGGTACGGCTGAATGGCCGGTGAGATGGCGCACCTCACGACGGGCCGCGTCCCGATGGGCCCGGCCGTACCCGTCACCCCCGTAGGACACGCAAGATCCCCGCAAGACCGACGCTAGGAGCGCACGATGAGATTCCCACTCGGCTACACCCCGACTGCCCGTGAAGAGATCGACCACCGCATCGAGGTCATCAGTGCGCGCGTCACGGGGTTCGACGTCGATGAGATCACCGAGGCCGAGATGATCCTGGCCGCGAAGCGCGACCTCCTCGCCACGGACCAGGACTACCTTCACCAGTGGGTCAAGATCCGCGAGCAGATCAGGTAGTCGCCCCCACACTACCGTTCGCCTACTTGCTGCGCTACCATTCGCCGCTCGCCCACTGAGCAAATAGCAGCCCCTACACTATGCAACTAGCAGGGAGGTCCCGTGCCCAAGAAGCCTGGGGCCAAGCAACCCCCGCTGGCCGAGTCCAAGAACATGGTCATCGGGGCCATCGCCTCTGGTGCCAAGGTCCGCGACGCCATGGCGTCGGTGGGTCGGTCCGAGGAGACCTACAACGACTGGCGCAAGAAGGACGAGATCTTCCGCCTGGCGGTGGACTCCGCCCGCGAGGTCCGCGCTACAGCCCTGGAGCGTTCCATCGACCCGGGCAAGTTGACGATCTCCTTCGAGCAGTTCCGTAAGACGTTCCTCTACATGGATACCTACCGCCACCAGCGCGCGTGGATCGACCTGATCGAGGGCCGCGAGTACGAGCCGATCGAGGGCGAGACGTACGTCCCCGGGTCGAAGAACCGCATCCTCATCAACACGCCCCCATTCCATGCCAAGTCCTCGACATTGACGATCGACTACCCCGTGTACCGGGTCTGTATGAACCCGAACACCCGTATCATCATCGTGTCGAAGACGCAGGCACAGGCCAAGAAGTTCCTCTACGCGATCAAACTCCGTCTGACCGATCGCCGCTGGGCCGCCCTCCAGGCGGCCTACGCCCCGGACGGTGGGTTCTCCGGTCAGGGTGAGTGGTCGCAGAACAAGATATACGTGGGTTCCGCCGACAGCGGAGAGAAGGACCCGACGATCGAGGCCCTGGGTATCGGCGGACAGATCTACGGCGCCCGCGCCGATCTCATCATCCTGGACGACGTTGCGGACCGCTCCAACGCCCACGAGTGGGACAAGCACATCTCCTGGCTCGATCAGGAAGTGGCGAACCGTCTTTACGGTGGTACCCTCCTGGCCGTCGGTACCCGTGTCGGGGCGCAGGACGTCTACTCCGAACTCATGAACCCGGACCGCTACCTACAGGGTAAGTCCCCCTGGACTCACCTGGCCCAGCCCGCCGTCCTGGCCTATGCCGACGACACGAAGGACTGGCAGTGCCTGTGGCCCCGTTCCTCTCGCCCCTTGGATCTCGACTCCGAGGAGGTTCCCGACTCCAACGGTGAGTACCGGGCGTGGGACGGGCCCAAGTTGTCCGACATGCGCGAGAGCATCGCGCCGAAAACGTGGTCGCTGATCTACCAGCAGCAGGCGCAGAACTCGTCCTCGACGTTCTCGCCTACTTGCGTGTGGGCATCGGTGAACCGCGCCCGCAAGCCCGGTCCGCTACGCGCTGGAGCGCTAGGCCACCCCAAGGGCGGCGGTGAGGGGCTGTTCACCATCGCCTCGATGGACCCGGCGATGACCGGGGAGACTTTCACTCTTGTGGAGAAGGTCGAACGCGGGAGTAAGAAGCGGTACGTGGAGAACGCCTGGGTGCAGGCGTCCCCGTCCCCGACCTACATCCGCGACATCATCAAGTCGGTCACCATCGAGTACAGCGTGAACGAGTGGGTCATCGAGCAGAACGCCTTCCAGTTGTTCCTGGTCCGAGACCCGGAGATTACCACCTTCCTGGCGTCGCGCGGAGTGCGGCTCACGCCACACTACACGTCGAAGAACAAGATCGACCCCGACTTTGGAGTCGCGTCTGTCGCCCCGCTGTTCGGTTCCACCCGGAAGATCAACGACGGTGCGGGCCGCGAGGTCCACAACGGCGACAACTTGATCTCCCTGCCGGACCCGGAGTTCTCCCCGGGGATCAAGGCGCTCATCGAGGAACTGATGATCTGGATTCCGGGCAAGCGTGGCAAGGAACTCCGCCAGGATGGGCCGATGGCCCTCTGGTTCGCAGAGTTGCGGGCCCGAGAGATCCTGGGTGATGGTCGTGAGCAGGTCGAGAAGTTCTTCTACAAGTCCAAGTTCACATCCCGGAACGGGATGCGGTCAAGGTATGTCGTCCCTGTCAATGGGTATGTCGGCGCGTGAGGGGTGAGGCATGAGTAGCACGTATCTGACACCCGATGAGGCACTGGGGCAGCGTGTCGAGGCTATCAAGGCTCGCTACGTAGCCCGCGACCAGCGCGCCCGACAGGTCAGGGCTGTCCGTCACGGCGACTTCGACGCCGTATCCCCGGGGATCTTCAACGACGAATGGCCCAGGCCCATCGTCGCCAACATGATCGACGTCCTGGCCCGCCACGCGGCGGCTGCGTTCTCCCCTCTCCCGACGATCACCTGCTCGTCCGGGTCCATGAGCACCGACGTGGCGCGCTTGCGCGCCGACAAGCGTACCAAGATCGCCAACGGCTACCTCGCGTCGTCAGATGTCAGAAGCCAGATGCAGACCGGCGCCGACCAGTTCAACACCTATGGCATACTTGTTGCCTGCGTCGAGCCCGACTGGGATCGCAAGATCCCCGGGATCTACTACGAGGACTCGATCAGCGTCTATCCCGTGTGGGATCGGCAGGGGAACACCGTCGAGGTGGT